CCAAGCCGCAGCATCCGCTTCAGTCCGATAAAGCTCGCACTTAACAATATAGACATCACAGTTAGGCGTAAGCGATTCCTCAAGGACGTGGGTTTTAATTCTGTAATCCGGATAAGCATTTATGAACTCTTTCAATCGGTCTTGGACACTTACATAATCATCAAGGTAATTCGACATTTAACTTCTCCCGTCCGGCGAACTCATCAATCGCCATCTCTAGTTGTTCTTTCAAAGACCAAAACGTTCCGTCCGGCCAGTTCTGCACCTCATCGGCGCAAGGTTGGCAATAAAACCGCACTTGAGCCTTTCGGATTGGGGTTTCACTTTGCACTTTCCATACAGCTGGCGTCTGGGCTTTTAAATGCCAAGTGCCATCTTTCATTTGTCCATAACGGCTCTTACAAATATCGCACCATTGGTGCTGGTTATAGTTGCGAGTCAGACTCAACGTCATCCCAATCTTCTGGACTTGAAAATCGGCAGAAGCCCAAGATAGTGGAGTATCCAATGAGATCGAGATACGAATCTTCGCGCTCTGGACTTTCCACCATTCTGCTGAGTTTGGTCGCGATAAATAGCAACGCCACGTCAGCTGGGTCTCTGAGCTGAATACCGAGCAACCTCGCGATTTTGAAAATGCGTAATAAATTGTGTCTCGGATCGCCATATTCAAGCCCCCTGTCGTCGAGGGTGTCACCAGCGTCCGAGAGCCAGTCACTTAACGATCTCTCTGACATTGATACTCGCCCGACCTCTCTTGTATCCCTCGTTAAAAGCTTTGGCTTTTATGCTGATATATACGCGGTGAGCGAGCCATAAAGTTATGCAATAAAGTGCAAAGAAAATACCCTCATTGAACATCGGCGCTCACCCCGAATCTGTCCAGCCAATATGCCGAGATTTCTTCGCGGCTTAAACGACCTCGAGCAGACTTACGCCCAAGTGACTCAATTGCGTATCTACGGATTATCTGGCCTTTGACGTAATTAGATCCGTCAGACCAAGCACCCGAAGTCGAATCAAATCGAATTACTTTCGGATTATTTATCACTTACTCTCCCTTCTAAACCCTAGAAATTGGATTTAGTGGGATAAATGTATTTAGGAAAATCTATTTAGACAAGTAGCAGCTCGGCGTGTTGAATATCTAGAAAGCCGCACTCCTTATGGACTATGCCCTTATTGGCAAAGTCGGTCTTGTCGGGTAATGGCCTTAATTGCCATTCTGGGGCGTTTATAGCCCCTAAATCGAACTGATAGACCCCGTGAGGGGTTGAGTTGATATAAAGCGTCCTAGCGCCCGTTCTAGCCCTTATATCGGCCAAGTAATCCCACTTGCGCTTTTCAATCAGCAAAGTTGGGTAATGAGTACGGCGACACTTGAGTTCAATATAGGCGTCGTGGGTAATGCCGTCGTGCTTGTCGGTCGGTGAAACTGGCGTTAAGTCCGGATAAACCGACTTTAGCGCCTCGAAGAGTTCCACCTCGCGAAGGTAAATTAGTCGTCCTCGTCCTCGTCGAAGTCTGGCTTACGAATTGGGTCGTCCATTGGAACTATCCAATCGGGATAAGAGCTTCTATCCATTGCAAAGGCCAGAGCTGTGCCTTCGTCCATACCGGCTTTGCGGCAAGCGTCATACACTTCTTTGGCAGCGATAGCCCAGAAATCCAGTTTTGTAAGAATTGGCTCTTTCGTCGTTTTGCGACGTTTTGCCACCTTTTTCGTCGGTTTCTTAGCGCGTTTTCTTGTTGCCACTTCTAGCCACCTTTGCTGAGAGGGCTAATTCTAACTGAGACTCCATCTTGTCGAGGCGCGACACAATGGGTATGTTCTCAAGTTTGATGATATATCTCAGTCCGGCAATCAGTAAGCCGATAGATCCGAGAACGCTGGCGATAGTCGCGGCGAGTTCGGACGCTGCCATTACTTGACTTTGCCGTACCGCTCGTAATTGGGGTTTAGCCAGTTAATCACGGAAGGCAATACACTCACCAGTGCCGCATTGAGAATGTAATCGGGTTGAAGTCCTACTGAGAGGTATGTTGATAGAGCCGTCGCGAGGAATGTTTTCGCCCAGCTTCCCGCCATCAGTTTCAATTCTTGCATTGTCGTTATCTCCTTCGAGGTTGAACCAGCTGCCGTCTTTGTCTCCCAAAGTTGTAAAGCTAATATGGAAATGCGAGCGGTGAGGGTTTGCGCCTTTATACGGCCTACGCTTCCAATTTAATATCGGACTCATAATCTTGCCATCGTAAATTATGTACTTTATGCGCTTATCGCCTCGCTTGGCGCATTTACGGATTTTCTCAACAAGTGCATAGGCTTCTTCTTTGTGCGCATTGAGATCCGCGTCAATGTCTAATGCTCTGACAATTCCATTTCCTCGAGGGTCTGGTATGTGGTCAGAATTACCTTTAGCAATATGCCGAGCGTCAGCAACCCAGCCATCAGAACGCCTGTCGCGATCAGGATAATCGTCGTCAATTTGTTCTCTTAGTTGTTGTCCGGCTTTACAGAGTTTCGGCATAATCCTATTAGAGTGTTCCGCCAAGTTCGGCTGCCTTCTGCTGCTCGTCCCAGACTGCCTTAGGCATTGAGGTAAATTCCCCATTGCCTCGGTCAATCAAGACGTGTTCAATACCATTGAGGTCAAAAAAGAAAGTTATGTTATCCATTTTACAACTCCGCACTTAATCCGATGTAACCAGCAGTATTGTTATTGTTTCTGATTCTAGTAACGGCACCAGCAGTTAAACCAGATGCAACTGTGGCTTCCAATTCAATCAGTTGTGAGTGAGCATAGTTACTGATTGCCATCGCTGTAACCGCTTGAGAAGAACCGCTTAAAGGTAAAACGGTTTGATTAGCAAATTCAATGCTTGTGGGTTTGACTCGCATTGGAACAGGGGGAACTATGTATCCAACCGCAACTGTTGTTGAATCGTTATAGCCTAAAAGAGTATTTGAACCATAAGTGGAGCCAGGTGTTGAACGGAAATAATATCTCTGGCAAGCGGCTAACTCCCCTGCGAGTGTGCCTGTTGCGGTTTGGAATGGACTGGCTACTGAGCCTATCTCCGCTTGAACGCCCCAAATATCAAAAGTTCCATTCTGGATACCAATAGAAGATGCTCTAGTGTTGAAATTTGAGCCAGCAGAAACCCACAGTAATACTCCTGTGTAATTACCTGCACCAATAGTAGTTCCGCTAATTGTTGGAACTGTTACTGTCACAGAATATCTCGCCCAAGAAGTTGAAATTGTTACGGCACCAGCAGGTGTATTCACCTGAGTAGAACCGCCTGTGCCAAAATACTGTTCCAAATCTACGGCAATTTTTGGAGTTCCTGAAGCGGCTTTAGCCCAAAAAGAAACAGTAATCGTTTGGTTTGCAAAAGTTCTTACGTCTTCAATTCTTTGTGCAAGAAAAGCAAAAACGTTAGTTGCAGTTCCAGCCGCTGTTACAAGGCGAGCGAAATTCGTTGATTCGTAACCCGTTACAGGTGCAGTTCCAGCAGTAAAAGTTTGAGGTGTATAAGTGCAAGTTCCATCTGTTCCACCTTTTTGCATAACCCATCTGTCAAAACCATAAGTACCAGAAGTTGTGGTGCTGCTGAATCCTCTTTGGTTCAATCTGAAATCGGCATTTAGAATGGCATTTTTACCAGCCGAATAATTGCCCTGCCATCTCAATCCAGTAGAAGTGGAACTATCCGCAACGAGTGTTTCGCCGTTGTTGCCTACTGCAAGACGAGCTGGTGTGTCAGCTGCCGAAGCGGCGATGAGATCGCCTTTGGCATCGAAGATCGTTGCAGAAATTCCAGAAGCGTCTGTTGTCCAAGTGAAATCCATATCAGTATTGGATGCTTTTGATAGGACTTGGCCTGTTGTGCCGCCTTTGAGATCGACAAGAGAAGTGTCGATGGAGTTGCCTAGCGTTCTAATCGCTAAGGCGCCGTCCTTAACAAGGTCGGTGTCATCTGGGGTTTCCCACCCAAAATTCGTTGTTGTTGCCATTAACTAATCACTCCAATCGCGTCCTGCCATTCTAGGGTATTAAGCACACTATTCCAGCTTTCTGCCGCATTGACTTGATTCCATCTTTGGGCGACTGCCGAGAATTCTGTTGGTGAAGCATTGAGGGTTATGAATAGACCAGAGACCGAAGCTCTGAATGTCCAGCCCTCGACATATCCCGTGAATTCGCCGCCTAGCAATTGTGGCGGAAGGTTAGTAATGCGGACCGGTTGGCCCATAAAGATTCCCAGTAGGGCATCTCTATCGGCATCGTCCATTTCTGGGTTCTGTATTGGGAACGTTATGGACTGGAATAGGTAACGCGGATAGGCGCGAAGCTGAATGACTCGATCCGCCATATCCTCAACGTCTGCCGTGTTCTTTAAGTAACTTGAGAACTGTTCAGCATAAAGGCCATAAGTCGCCTGTGAGTCTGTGTCTTGAGCGATGTATTGACTATTAAAGTTGTTGCCGTAATCAATAATGATTTTATTGACTAATTCGCCTTGTCGCTGGACGATTCCAATTCCTGCGCCAATGGCTTGATTAGCATCTAAGTCGGTGTATCCATTGGCGGTCAAATAATCCTGTCGGTGGCTGGCGTCGGCATATCCAATAAGGCCATTGGGATCTTCGTACAGATAGCCAAGAGCTGAGGAAGCAATTTGATTCGCAACGTTGGAAATAACTTGATCGGTTATCTGTCGGCTGCTCATCGTATATTCACCGGCATCAATATCGCCTAAGCCGATGTTTTCGGCATTAGCCCAAGTCTCGGTCGGATCATAACTATCCCAAGTTTCAGCTGGTGGGACTTCGTTCCAAGAATTAAGCAATAAGTCATCAAGCAAGTCTGTGATTTGAGCGCCGTCTAAACCTTCTGCCAAATTGCCGTCAAAGGTAGCTCGTTGCAGTCTAGATAACGGGCCAATAGCCGTGATGTTAATGATTGTCGGAGCAGCTAGTTCTCCAGCGGTTTGAACAACTTGGCGAATATCAGAAATGCGACCGCCCCAAATCGGAACGTAAGTCGCGGTGCTGTCTTGGACTTCAATTGTGATTGAGGTATTGACTGCAAAGTTATAGACAGTCTCGGAAGTATTGATGAGGCGTAATTGGCAATAGCCAGCAGGGGTTGGCGAATTGATGTCAGTTCTGCCGCTGGTAATTTGTAAGTCTGCCAGAGTCACCGACGTAATCTCTGTGCCATTGGCTTTAATACGCCAAACGGGAGTCCAAGCCGTCATAGGATCTGTGCGTTAGTCCTGAGATCGCCGCCACCAGTTGTGCCGCGATTCGTTGAATTATTAAGGGCTAAGACGACGGCTCGAGTAAAGCCTTCCTCATCAATAACGCTTGGAGCATTGACGTTAATAACAACGTTGCCCTTTTCTTCGGCAGCTCTAACAGCCGCGACGTCAAAGGTAGAAGGAATTGCTTTGCCGCTTGGAACTATGGTCGTTGTGACTGTCGGTGCTGTTGCGGTCGTTGTCGGTGTTGTCAACTTTGGCGTTGTGGGTGTTGTCGCCGTTGATGGGACGCTTGGCGTTGTTATTTTGGGCGTCGAAGGTAAAGACGGAACTGACGTAGAAGGACTAGACGTTGTGAATGAAGGCTTAGATATTGTGCTGACATTTGGCAGAATTGGAATGGCATTGTAGGCGCGAATGAGTGTGTTAATCGCATCAATGGCAAAAGATACGGCTGACTTGATGCCATTAACGACTGCGCCAATAACGTCCAAAATACCGCCAGCAATTTTGCCCAAGAAACGAAGGGCATCGCCAAAGCCATTGAGAATAATGGGGATAACAAAGTCTTTGATGATGGTACCGAGTGTTGTAAGAGCTTCTCGGTTACGCTCGATTGCATCTTGAACGGGTTTCAGTGCCGCGTCCTTAAATTGGATAAATTTGGGAATGACTGTGTTAATAAAGAAATTCAAAAGATTTTGCAAAGTCGGTAACAAAGCTGCACCGACAGATTCTTTGGTTTCATCAAAAGCCACTTTGAGCCGTTCAATCTGTCCTTCAAAGGTATTGGCCTGAGTTGCCGCAGCTCCGCCGAATGTGCTGGCTAATTGCTTTACAGTTCCCTCGAGGCCAAGAGTTTTAATTTCTGCTGATGACAAGCCGATACCTAAACGCGCTAATGAGGCCGTGTTGCCTTCATAGGCTTTACCAAGTGCGTTTGAGACAGTTTCAACGTCTTTACCCGTTGCAGCCGAGACGTCTAAAGCAAGTGATAAGAGTTCTTGTGATTTCTCGACCGATCCTGTTGCAACAGCAAGGCGCTGAAGTGCTGGGCGTAATTTGTCATCTGCAACGCCAGTAGCCAACGACGTTTTTAGGATTTGTTCTTCTACGGCACTAATTTGCGCATCTGTGGCAGCGGTGACGTTTTGCAAGGCTAGGGCTAAACGCTTTTGAGCGGCTTCATCTTCGATAGCAGCTTTAACGCCTTCAATCGCTAACTTGCCAGCATAAGCAGCAGCCGCAGCAGCAGCCGCAGCAAAGGCAGCAGCGGCGACCTTGCCGAACTTTTCTAACTTACCGCCAAAGCCTTCGACCTCTTTTGAGCCTACGTCTAATTTCTTTTTAAGGTCATCAACGTCGGCGAGAATGGATAACTTCAGCGTTCTACTTCCAGCCATTATTTATCCCACTCCTTCAGAATCTTAGAAAACGCATCTTCCCATTTGGCAATCAATTGAGGCTGAATTTTGCGAAGTGCTGGATAGATGAAATAGCCAGAATTTCCTCGCCCTTTGCGTGGGGTGCGTCGTGGGAACTGACGATAACGATTAGATCCGAATTCGTAACCTGCCCAGAGGTCTTTAGTTGATCCTCCACCAGAGAAACGCTGAGACGCGAATCCGTAAGAGAACTCGCCAACCTTCGAGGTCTTGGAAACTTTAACGCCAGTTGTAATGCGATCGACAACGGCTTGTCCAAAGGTTCTTGTGATGCCGTAGGCCTTGACTTCGTTGGCGGCATATTGAGCCAACGCAAAGCTCTCGCGTTTAGCCGCATCAACAGCTTCATCGTCCATCGCTTTGAACGCGGCAATGATTGAACGAAGTTCGCGCTTGTCATAGCTGATTGGTTCATCTGCCACCTTTGCGCTCCTTCAATATGTCTATCGCCGTTAAAACTTGATCGATGTCAGTCCATTCGCTCATCGGAATACCGGTAGCAATTGCAATTTCGACTATTAGTCGGTTGATGCTTCCGGCTTCGAAACTTTTGGGCTTTCATCTCCAATCGTCATTTCCTCTACCGATAACTCCCATAC